GCTGCATTGATACCCAACAAACCTATATACAGAAAGCAAGGTGAAAAAGAGTATTATGTATATTTTTCTGCTGATACTGTAAGAAAGGCAAGTGAGTTGTTTTTTCAAAATGGCAATCAAAACAATGCAACCCTTGAACACAAAATGCAAGTAAACAATTTAACAGTTGTAGAATCTTGGATTGTAGAAAACAAAGAAAAAGATAAAAGCTCCTTGTATGGTTTAGATGTGCCTGAAGGTACTTGGATGATTTCAATGAAGGTAAATAACAATGAGATTTGGAATGATTTTGTAAAGACTGGCAAGGTAAAGGGGTTTAGCATTGAGGGATATTTTGCTGACAAAGCAAAGCTAAGTTCAATTGATGCTGAAGAGCAAGAAGCATTGAAAAAGATTGAAGAGATCAAAAACTTATTTACCAAAAAAACAGAATTACAAAGCTTTACAGATTATCCACAAGCAGTAAGCAACAATGCAAAAAGAGGAAGAGAATTAAATGAAAAGGTAGGCAATAAATGTGCAACTGATGTGGGCAAGATGCGTAGTGCTGATTTGGCTGCTGGTCGTGCTGTAAGTGTAGATACTATAAAAAGAATGTATAGTTTTCTTTCAACTTGCTTCAATGGTTATTGATGATCAGTTTGCAATCATTGATGATAGGTTGGCATACTCAACACAAGAGAAAGCTGAAGAGATGGCAAGGAACATAGGTTGTAAAGGATTCCACACACACGAATTTGAAGGCAAAACCTGGTATATGCCTTGTGAGTATCACGTTAAGGATGATATGTACAAACACAAATGCCCAAAGGGTTATAAAAAAAACAAGGAAGGCAAATGTGTAAAGATGGCTGAAGTTGGCCCAAGAGGTGGAATTAGAAAAAGTCCAAAAGCCCCTGCGGGTTCGACACCAAACCCAAACCCAAAAGGCAAAGGAACAGCAAAGGGTGATGCATCTACAAGCAGAGGTGCAAAGGTAAGTAAAACTGATGAAGCAACATTACAAAAAAAATCAGATGATTTTAATGAGCGTTACAAAAACAAACTTGGGTATGGTGTAACTATTGGTCAATTAAAAGCGGTTTATCAACGTGGGTTAGGTGCTTTTAACGTTTCACATTCTCCAAAAGTAACAGGTGCTAAACAATGGGCGTTGGCAAGAGTAAATGCTTATTTATATTTAGTAAAAAATGGCAGACCACAAAACCCAAAATACACTGGTGACTTTGATCTTTTACCAGCTAAACATCCTAAATCACCTAAAAACAAATAAAATGAAAACTAAAAGAAGAAAAAAAGAAACACATATTCCAAGTAGAACATCCCCAAAAGGTGGAAGAAGGGGTTGTTTATGTAAAGATGGTAAAAGATACAGTATTTCCTGCTGTGATGGTAGCATTGGAGCACAGGGAATAGGTAAAACACAGGCATAAAATCAGTGTTGGGTATAACACTTTGCACTTTTTTTTACATTAATAGTATACAATTACATTTAAAAGTATGAAAGCAACAGAAATTCTAAACAAAATTAAAGGCATAGTCGGAGTCGAACTTGCTGAAGAAACAGTAAATCTTGCTGAAATGAAACTTGAAAACGGTACTGTATTGGTAGCTGAAGAATTTAAAGCTGGTGAATCAATCTTCATAAAATCAGAAGAAGAACAAATTGCACTTCCAGTAGGTGAATACAAACTAGAGAATGATATGATTCTTGTAGTTAAAGAAGAAGGGTTAATATCAGAAATTAAAGAGGTTGAAGCAGAGAAAGAAGAAGAAGAAGAAAAAGAAGAAGTGGAAGCTGCTGACCACAAAGATGAAGAGAAAGAGGAAATGAGATATGTTACCAAAGAAGAATTTAACAAAGCAGTTGATGAGATCAAAGCAATGATTGATGAAATGGGCAAACATAAAGATGAAATGTCCGAAGAAACTGCAACTGAAGAAGTTAAAGAAGAACTTCAAGAAACTGAATTATCTGCAACCAAAGAGGAAGCAGTTGAACCAATAAAGCACAATCCTGAAACTGAGCAAAACAAAAAAGGAAAGTATTTATTTGGTCAAAAACGTACTGAAACTACAATGGATAGAGTTTTTAGTAAAATAGCTAGTAATTAATTAAAAAAAAGAAAAATGGCGACAACAACTTCAATCACTTCAACTTACGCTGGTGAATTTGCTGGAAAGTATATTTCTGCGGCTCTATTGAGTGGTTCAACAATTGAAAACGGTTTAATTACCGTAAAACCTAATGTTAAGTTCAAAGAGGTTTTAAAGAAAGTAGCAACTGATGCAAACGTTATCAAAGATGCAACTTGTGATTTCACACCAACAGGAACTTTAACATTGACAGAAAGAATTTTACAACCTGAAGAATTTCAGATCAACCTGAATCTTTGTAAAAAAGATTTTAGAAGTGATTGGGAAGCAGTTCAAATGGGCTTTAGTGCTTATGATAACTTGCCACCTGCATTTTCTGATTTTATCCTAGCACACGTTGCTGGATTGGTTGCTGAGAAAACAGAACAAAACATCTGGAGTGGACAGACAGGCAATGCTGGAGAATTTGACGGTTTCTACTATTTAGCTACCGCTGGTGGTGCTGGAACTGTTGCAGTAACTGGTTCACCCTTAACTGCCGCTAACATCATTGATGAAATGGGTAAAGTAGTTGATGCAATTCCTTCAGGAGTTTATGGAAAAGAAGATTTATATATCTACGTTTCAAGAAAAGCTGCAAAGCTCTATGTACGTGCCTTAGGTGGATTTGGAGCCAATGGCTTAGGAGCTAATGGTGTTAACGCACAGGGAACACAATGGTGGAATAATGGAGCATTGTCTTATGATGGTGTAAAGGTTGTAATTGCTTCTGGATTGCCAGATGATTCAATGATGGCTGCACAGAAAAGCAACCTCTATTTTGGAACGGGCTTGCTTTCAGATCATAACGAGGTAAAACTTCTTGACATGGGAGACCTAGACGGAAGTCAGAACGTCAGAGTAGTAATGAGATTTACTGCTGGTGTTCAGATTGGGATTGCTGAAGACGTAGTTATATACGCTTAATTAACTTGGGGAGTGTAAAATCTCCCCTATTTTTAAACTTTAAAAAAACAACAAGATGGCTTGTGATTTATCAGTAGGACGTAAGGTACCGTGTAAGGACGTTATTGGAGGCATTACTAAGGTTTACCTAATTAACTTCGGTTCACTTGGTACTGTAACTCAAACAGATGATGCAATCAGTGATATGACTGGAACTGCATCAGCATTTTTATATAATGTAAAAGGTAACAGCAATTTAGAACAGACAATTACAAGTTCTAGAGAAAATGGAACAACCTTTTTTGAACAAACTTTAACTTTATCTTTGCCAAAATTAAGCAAAGAAGATAATAAAGAATTAAAGCTTCTTTCATTTGGAAGACCGCATATTGTGGTACAAGATTACAACGGTAATTCAATGATGTGCGGCGTAGAATTTGGCTGTGAGGTGACTGGAGGTACAATTTCCACTGGAACTGCTATGGGGGATATGTCGGGTTACTCTCTTACCCTAGTTGGTACTGAGAAAAAGCCGTCCAACTTTATTTTAAATGGTACTGTTGATGATCCGTTTGCTGGAATGTCTGGAACATTTACCATTGTACAAGGTACTAATTCATAGGTAGTATAGTTAATAATTAGTGTTTGTTAAGGAAGGGTAGGTTGGAAGATAACTTACCCTTTTTTTATTAAAAAAAATGCAAGTAATAACGACAACTGGGACAAGATTGATTAATTTAGTACCAAGAGAAAAATTCTCTGGTGCTAAAACCTATTCACTAGTGATAAAATCTGAAGAATTAAATAAAGTGATTTTTACTGATTCTAACGCAACTTTTTCAGAAGTTGACTATTACTACACTTACAGTACTACACAAGTGCTTACAGAAGCTAATTTTTACACCTACGAGGTAAGAAACACAACTGACAATACACTAGTATTTAAAGATAAAATTTTTGCAACAGATCAAACAGTTAGCACTTTCAATATAAGCAACAATGTTTACACTGAAACCTCAACTGGCGATAACGAATACATTTATGCATAATGGACAATGTTCACTTAATACAACTAAGCAGCTACGAAAGACCAACAATCACTGAAGAAAAAAATCAAGATTGGGTAGGCATTGGTGACAATAATGATTACTATCAAAGTTTGATTGATGCTTATATGGATAGCACTACAAACAATGCTGTAATAAATGGTATTGTTAATCAAATATATGGCAAAGGGTTAGATGCAACAGATAGCAATAGAAAGCCAGAGCAGTATGCTGAAATGAAAAAAATTCTAAAACCCAAAGAACTCAGAAGAGTTGTACAGGATTTAAAATTATTAGGCGAAGGTGCTTTTCAGGTAACTTATTCAGGTGATAAAATTGCAAGTATTACACATTTTCCAAGAGAAACATTACGCGCCGAAAAGTGTGGTGAAGATGGTAAAATAAAAAATTATTTATACAGTGCTGATTGGAGTAAAGTAACAAAGCAAACAGAGCTTAAAAAATTTCCTGTATTTGGTAGTGGTGCAACTAATGAAATATTTATTGTAAGAAGGTATGTAAGTGGTTACTTCTATTATAGTCCAGCCGACTATCAAACTTCTTATGCTACACTAGAAAAAGAGATTGCAGATTATTTAATAAATGACGCACAATGCAGTTTCAGTGGTACCAAAATAATTAATTTTAACAATGGAGTTCCAGATAGGGAAAAGCAAGAGCATATTAAATCACAGGTACTTCAAAAACTTACAGGAAGCTATGGAGAGAAAGTAATTGTAGCATTTAACAACAATGCAGAAAGCAAAACTACAATTGATGATGTAAGCTTGACAGATGCACCAGAACACTACACTTATCTATCGGAAGAATGTACAAGAAAAATACTTGTAACACATAGAGTTAGTTCTCCTTTGTTAATTGGTTTAAGGGATGGTAACAATGGTTTGGGTTCTAATGCTGATGAGATCAAAAATGCTAGTTTGTTATTTAACAATGTAGTTATAAAACCCTATCAAGATTTAATTATAGATGCACTAGATGAACTGTTTGCAACAAATAATATTTCATTAAACCTGTATTTTAAAACCATTGAACCTTTAGAGTTTATGGATTTAGATGATGATTTAGATGCAGAAACAAAAGAAGAAGAAACTGGAATCAAACAAGAAGATGATGCTGAAGCATTGGAGGCTACAAGGCACTGTTTTCACAATATAGATGACAAAGTATTAAACAGCATTGCTGATGAATTGATTGCACTTGGTGAAGATGAAGATTTAGAAAACTACACTGTTGTAGATCAAAGGGAGGTTGATTATGATAATGAAGCAAGTTTGGATAAAATGCTAAACCTAGCCAGTACAGGTGTTGCAAGACCAAAAGCAAAAAGTGAGCAAGATGGCACTTCAAAGCAAGAAAGCCAAAAGGGTGTTTTATTTAAAGTAAGGTACACTTATTCACCAAAAAGAGTAAGTGAAAATTCAAGAGAGTTTTGTAAAAAAATGATTGCAGCAGATAAAGTGTACAGAAAAGAAGACATTATGATGATGGATAAAAAGGCTGTTAATCCAGGATTTGGTGAATTTGGTGCTGATACTTATTCAATATGGCTCTATAAGGGTGGACCAAGATGCCGTCACAAATGGTTCAGAAAAACTTATATGCTAAAGGATGGAAAGGAAACAGAGATAACAACAGGCAGAGCAAGAAGCAAAGGTTTTGTAGCACCTAAAAACCCACAGAAAGTACCTGTTGCACCTAATGATATGCCAAGAAAAGGATTCAGTCCAAGAAATAGAAATTTACCTAAAGACGCTAGATAATGCCAAAAGCACTTTTTATATCACGACAAGATTTAGTTACATTCACAACTGCAAACGGTAACCTTGACCCAGATAAATTCTTACCCTATATTCGTATCGCGCAAGATATACATATTCAGAACTATTTAGGTACTGATTTAATGGAAAAAATTGAAAGTTTAATTACTGCTGGAACTTTAACTTTGGTAGATAATCCAAACTATTTTAACTTGGTAAAAGACCACGTTAAAGATATGTTGATCTACTGGGCAATGGTAGAATATTTACCTTATGCTGGTGTGAATATTACAAACAATGGTATATTTTCAATGCAACCTGAAAACAGTACAGTATTGGATAAAAACAGGGTAGATAGCTTAATTGAAAAAGCAAGAGATACAGCACAGCATTACACACGTAGGTTTATTGATTACATTACTTTTAATCAAACATTATTTCCAGAATATAATAGCAACAGCAATGGAGATATGAACCCTGATGATGTAGCAGATTTTGGAGGATTTGTACTTTAAAAAATAGATTATGGCAGTAACAAATGGATGGGGACAAGGAGTAATTAACAACACTAATGGATGGGGTAAATTAGCTACTAACAACATTGGAGCTGGTTCTGTTTATGAGAACAGTGCAAGTGGTGATACTGCACTAATTGGAACAAGTGCTGCTTTTAGTTATTCAGCAAGTTCATTTACTCAAGCTGATGCTGATCCTACTCCAACAATTACAGGAACAACAGGAGGGACGTTTAGTGGTACTACTGGATTAGTATTTGTTTCAACATCAACAGGGCAGATTGATTTAAGTGCTTCAACGATTGCTGCTCACGTTGTAACATATACAGTTGGAGGTGTTAGTTCTAATTTTAATTTATCAGTCACAGCAGCACCTTTTGCATCTACACAGTCTTTTGATTTTGATGGTGTGGACGATTTTATACAAATACCCAATATTACACCAAGATTTGGAACACAAAACCCAGCAACTTCAGAGTCTGCGGTAAATGCACCTTGGTCACTTAGTTTATGGGCTTATATAAGTAGCTTTGCATCTGGTGCTAATAAAGTAAGATTATTTAACACACCTGTAGGTGCTAGTATTTATAGTTGGATGTTAATAATGTCAGCTGGTAAAGTTCAATTTGGTGCAAGATATAGAACTATAAGAGTACGTGAAACAGGAACTACTGCTATAAATTTTAGTGAGTGGAATCATATAGTTGTAACTTTTGATGGAGTAGATGCAAATGTTTTAGGTAGTTGGAATCTTTATATAAATGGTGTAAATATAACTGCTCTTACAGGTGGTGGTCATTTAGGAACTAATA